TGAAGTTCTGCCAGGCCGGCGATGTGTTCGTGATCTTCAAGTTGGACCGCGCGGCGCGCAGCCTGGGCCATTTGATCGAGATCGTGGATGATCTGAAGGCGCGCGGCGTGGGCTTCAGGGCGATCAACGATGCGATTGATACGACGACGGCGGCCGGCAATTTGATGTTCCAGATCATGGGCGCCTTTGCTGAGTTTGAGCGCAGCGTGATCCGCGAGCGCACCATGGCCGGGCTTGCCGCCGCTCGCGCGCGCGGGCGCATTGGCGGCCGTCCGAAGGGCTGGCGCAAGCCGCGGCGCAAGGTGGAGGTGGCGGCGTGATAGCGATCGTCATGGAGCACAACGGGCGCCACATCCCGGCTGAACTGGTCGGGGTGACGGATCTCGCGCGCATACCGGGTTGCGGATTTTTGCCGCGATCGTGGAAATCCGCCAAGCAGGCGAGGCGGGCCGCGCGTAGAATGTTCGGGGCGGGGGCGTTGGATCCGAGGAAGTTCCGCGTTGCATGCCTGCCGCGGGGGCAGTCGATGCAGTGTGGACACCTCGTAAAGGTGGAGGTGGCGGCATGAAGTTCGGGGCAACTGGAAGTGGAGATTGAATTTATGACGCCAGACCTTTGCATCTACCATGGATCGTGCGATGACGGTTTCGGAGCGGCTTTCGCGGTTTGGAAAAAGCACGGCACCCGCGTTCGATATCGTGCCGGCGTGTATGGTGTGGCGCCTCCGGATGTTACGGGACTGAATGTGGCCATTGTCGATTTTAGTTACAAGCGACCAATTATGGTCGAGTTGATCAAGAAAGCCAAAGGCGTTCTGGTCCTCGACCATCACAAGACGGCGCAGGCTGATTTAGCCGATCTCGATTCCGAGTTGCCGAATGTCATCGTTGAATTTGACATGGAGCGCAGCGGCGCTGTCATGGCGTGGCAGTATTTTCATCCCGGCACGGAAGTTCCGAAGTTTTTCGAATATCTGCAGGACCGCGACCTTTGGACAAAGAGACTGCCCGGCATCGATGAATTTACGGCTGCGCTCCGGTCCTATCCTCAGGACTTCGAAAAATGGGATTTCCTGATTTCCGGATTTGTGTCCGATCTGATTGAAGAGGGTGTATCGATCCAACGATACTTTCGAACCTTGGTCGAGCAGGCCAAGAAGCACGCCTTCACCCGCGAGATTGCCGGCTATACTGTTCCGGTAGTCAACGCATCTATGTTCATGTCATCGGAGGTTGCCGGCGAATTATCGGAGGGGCATCCTTTTGCCGCCGTCTATGCCGATACGAAGGATGGCGTGATCTGGTCGCTTCGGTCGCGCGAAAATGGAATTGATGTTTCCGAAGTTGCCAAGAAGTTCGGCGGCGGCGGCCACAAGCATGCGGCCGGCTTCACGCTCCCGCGCGCCTAGGTGGAGGAATGACGGACACCCCTGAGATCAAGGTGAACGATCTTGATGACGCGTTCGTCATGGAGTACACCGGCGTTGCGCCGTTTCCGACCGAGAAGTTCCTGACGTTTCTCTCGCATCTGAAAGTGCAGTCCAAGGACTTCGGCCTGGTCCCGTTCAAGCTGCTGGGCTCGCAGCGATATCTTCTGAAAGAACTGGAATCTGGTCTTTCTGAGGGAGTTACGACTTTCGTAATATTGAAAGCAAGACAACTCGGGATCTCATCTTTTTTTCTCGCTCTTGACATGTTTTGGGCATTTTCGTTCAAGGGCCTGCTCGGCGTGTTCATCACCCACAAGGAAGAAGCGCGCGATGATTTCCGATCAACCGTCGAAGTGTTCTTCGCGGAAACCCCGGCCAAGTACCGAATCAACTATGTCCGACACAATCGAAATCTGCTCATTCTCAAGAACGCATCCAAGTTCCGCTATCTCATCGCAGGCACCGGAGAGTCCCGAAAGGGCGGCCTTGGTCGAGGCGGCGCGGCAAATTTTGTCCATGCCACGGAATGCGCATTCTACGGTAACGGTGACGATCTTGCCGAGTTCCGATCCCAGACTTCCTCACTGTATCCACACCGACTTCAAATCTACGAGACCACCGCCAACGGATTCAACCACTTCAACGACATGTGGGAAATAGCCAAGGAAGATCCGACCAAGCGGGCGATTTTCATCGGATGGTGGCGCGATGAAAGAAACCAGCTTCCGGTCGCGCATCCGTTCTTTGAGCATTACATGCCGGACGGGATCAGGACCGCGTTGCTGCCGCTGGAACGCAAGCGGGTGCGGTTGGTGCGCGAGCAGTACAACTATGAAATCAGCCTGCAACAGATCGCATGGTATCGATGGCATCTGGCCACCGAGAAGGACGGCGACCAGTCGATGATGGACCAGGAATTTCCGTGGACCGAGGAAGACGCGTTCCAGGCTACCGGCTCCAAGTTCTTCACGGTGGAGTCGATCACCGATTGCATGAAGGTGGCGAAGAAGGTGCCGTTCCACACCTTCCGCTACAAGCTAGGCCTGCGCTTCGAGGAAACGGAACTGCGGCAGGTCAAAGACTCCCGCGCACCTTTAAGGATCTATGAAGATGCCTCACGATACGGATATTACGCCCTTGGTTGCGATCCCGCTTACGGAAGCTCAGACGAGGCAGATCGAACAGTTATCTCAATCTGGCGGTGCTATGCCGATTGCATCGTGCAAGTCGCGGAATACTGTTCCACTGAGCCATCCACCTATCAGTGTGCCTGGGTGCTGGCCCATCTGGCGGGATACTACGGCGTGACCTTCCTGATGCCGATTCTGGAAATGAACGGACCGGGCCAGGCCGTATTCGATGAATTGGAGAAGGTGCGCAAGATGGCGAGCGAGATCCGCGCGCACGATGAGAACTATCATCTGAAGAACATCCTGGGCAACATGCGGCACTATTTCTATTCGCGCATGGACTCGCTGAGCAGCAGCCTGGTCTACCAGTGGAAAACGAGTCACGATCTCAAGACCCGCGCCATGAACCAGTTCAAGAACGGCATCGAGCTTGGCCGCATCATCCCGCGCTCGCTGCCGCTCCTGGAGGAAATGCGCCGCATTGAGAACGACCAGGGCGTGATCGCGGCGGCCGGCGCCGGCAAGGATGACCGGGTGATGGCGGCGGCATTGGCCTACCAGGCGTTCAACTCATGGGTCCAGCCCAAGGTGAAGGCGCTGGGCCTGACGCTGGAGAAGTCCAACGCGATCGAGGAAAAAGGCGGGACACCGCCGACCGAAAGAGTGATACAGAATTACCTGAAGCGCATGCAAATTTCGGTGCCAACATGAGCATTGATCACATCACAGCCATAGGAATTCCCGTTCAAAGCAAGCCATATCGTTCGGCCGATGGCTCGCTGGTATGCGATCTTACGTTTGAAAATATCAAGATCACGATGATGTTTTTCATCGCTATTGCGCCTCCGTCCGATTATTGGACGGGGGACACGGACCCACTGGAGCCCACGCCATGAGCATATTCAAGAACTGGACCACCACGCTGGCCGGCCTGGGCGCGATCCTGACCGCGGGCGGCCACCTGATCACCGCGCTGACGACGGGCGACACGAGCGCGCTGGGCCACGATATCCCCGCCATCATCGCCGGCGCCGGCCTGATCCTGGCCAAGGACGCAGGCAAATGACGCAAACGATCTTCTATCAGGTTGCCGATATCGACAATCCGGGCGCGGCAGAGCCGTTTATGGTGATCCGGATAGACGTTACTAAGCGCCGAGACAAGGGCGTCGAGGGCGTCGTTCAATCGCTCCACTGGACCCGCGACGAAGCTGATATGCGGTCGAAAGAACTGACCGAGGAAGGCGTTCCATGCGGGGAGTGCGGAGGAAGTGGATTCTCCGGTCGAGGCTCTGGATATGGAGATGTCTGCGGCGAATGCGGCGGCCTGAAATACTTTCCGCTAATGAGTTGACAAATAAAAACGCGCCCCGTGAGGGACGCGCTCTGTTCGGTATGGTCGCTCTCTCTCGGAGATTTACTTCCGGCGATTGCGCCGTGCTCGCTTGGTCTGGGAAAGGCGGTGGCCGCGCTTATGACGACGCTTCATGGTAGGCTCCTCTGGTTGAGGCGGTCGGAATCGGGGTTTCGCCCGACACGCCCGTTTGTGCTGCGTTTTCTACTCAGCGGTCAGAGAGTGCGCCGGCTGAGGCCGGGTGTCAAGCGTGCGCGCCTGGAGGCTTCTTGCCCCCGCCATTGGGCTTGGCGCCCGGCTCCGGCAGTCCCATCTTCTGCCGCATTGCGGCCGCCTGGGCCGCCTTCTTCTGCCGCGAGCGCAGGCC